TTGCTGAAAACTCTGTGCTGATCCACCATCTATTACGTACGTACGCTGAACGCTTAATGTGTTTCCAGTAATTGAACTATTAGGAGTTGCGGTAGCTTTCTCAACATAAAACCATCCTCCAGCACCATCTTTCTCTGGAGGAGTGCTATTAGTTTTTACTCTGTATGCTTTTAGAGATACCGTTGGTTTCGCATAACCATAAACATCCATTTCTGAACTGACAGAAGTCGTCTGAGCTCCTCTACTGTCAGTTGCAGTAAGAGTAATCTGAACTGTGCTATTGTTCTTACTAGCAGGCAGTTTATCAGTATATACAGACTTATTGCTTATCGATGCTGATGGGCCCAATGTCGCTAATGCCATAGTTCCATTTGTTGCAGTTGCGGTTACTGTTACAGTAGATGCACCAGATCCACCGGACGCATTAATGCCAGTCACTTGCATTACAGAATAACCTGCAATAGCCTGTCCACCTAACCCACCACTTTTGATAGTAATATCGTTCGAAGTTAACGTAGGTTTAATCTTGGATAAGTCTATAGTAATTGTTGCGGTATCTGTAACCGGATCCCCAACAGTAGCAGCGTAATTTGCGGTATACGTTTGTAATTGGACTGTAAGAGTTCCGGTTGGTGAAGTTGGTATCTTAGCAAGCAAGGCGGTGTTAGATATTGTTACTGTTTTAGTAGTTGTATTTATTCTTCCTGCTTCAGTCCAGGTTATACCAGACCAACTATTTCCAGCTCTCCATCTCCATTTATAGTAATAATCGGCTTTTGATGTTATCTTGATGGATATGGGTCCTGTTGTATTTGCTATCGTGTAGTTGCTGACAGAGATCTCACCTGCTCTCGGGATAGCTGTAAGAGTTAACATACCACTTTGGCTGGCATTTCCCGGCATGTAAGAAATTCCAGAAGTATCGGTTACGCTAAAACCAATATTGATGCTCAACGTTCCGTCACTACTATGGGTCTCTGTTATCCCACTTCCACTCGTCACATTTGTTGTTACAGTGGTATGATGCGGAATAGAGCCAGAATATGAATGAGTTCCTATAGTGATACTATAAGATACCATGGTTCCTTGGCTCTCCCAGAACCAGTTATTATCATCAACCAACCAGAAATCATAACTAAGAATAGACTGATTGCTTGCTATGTCTATGCTTGTTTCTGTGACTTTTAAGTAAAAGGTATGGTGGCCTCTTGAACCTTTTGCTAAAATAGTTTTTTCAACTGCCATTTACTCATCCCCCGTATGTCTGTGAATTGCGTAGAATAATCCGTCATCGCCCTCGCCACCAATAACCTCATGTCTCCACTGGTTTCCTTGAGTTTCCTTATCGCCAACAAAAAGGGTCGGTGTTCCCAAACCAAGCAGACCGATCCAAGCCTTAGCATTATCTATATCCCCGTCAGTAGTAAATGCTGCTTCGGCATTTGTGATATATGTAATCATTGTTTCATCGCTTTCGCCTAAAACCAATGCAAAAACTGGATTTTGTCCTTCCGGGGCGATATTTTTATAATCTATCATTCCTGTTACTTTTTTCCAGTTACCATCAACATCTCTCTTTAAATCATCTATCCTTCCCGACAGTGCTTCTGAAGTTAAATTAAGGTTTGTTTCCAAATCGCCCACTCGCTCGTCATAACTGCTAATGACACCTGAAATCTCTCCAAGCTGTTTGTTAACAATCAATTCAGCCTTGTTCAGTTTCTTGTTTAGCCCACCAGCTCTGGAATAATCTGTGTTTGCCTGCTCAATCTTTGATGATTTTAGTGCTTCAGATATGCCACCATCTAGTGATAAGCTGAATGAACTGATGTAGGTTGAATAGTTCCCGTTCTCAGATTCAAATGTGATAATATCCCCTATTTCCAAATAGGCCAACCCTATTGTTTTGACCTCAAATGGATAATACTCAAATCCGAATACTTGGTTGGCAATTGCCTGGGCAAACGCTTCCCTCTGATCATCAATGAGTTGGATATTCTCTACTCTGTATTCTGTTAATCCGTTTAGTGTGATAGATGCATCATCTTTCACTGCTATGTTATCTTCCTGAGGAGTTCTGGCTAAAACAACACTGTTTATAGGCCCATGCTTAGGAAGAAACTTCAAAGTTTTCAGTTCTTCATAAGTCAGGATTTCATTTGTCTCTCCTGGGAAAACAAAAAATAGCTGGTCATTCTTGACCATTGCAATCGTTCCTGAAGCAGCTGCTACATCATTTATTATGTCTCTGTACTGTGTCCCTTCAATGCCGATATATCTGTCAGAAGCAAGCTCTACAGTACTGTTAGGCCAACTATCACTGCCCAGGGATATGCCACATTTATTACATACCGCATTAGTGAAAGCATAAACTGTACATGGATACTCAAGACCAACTTCTTCATAATCCTGATTAGCCAGGATCATCAGATCATAGCCCTTGCATGTCGTGTATCCTTTGTCTTCGGAGATCTCTACTTCTGTAATTATGAAGGTTCCATAGTTGATGTATTCAAAGCCATTTTCAGTTGTATATTCCGATTGCGCCTTTACCCCAACATAAACATTAACTGTTTCATTAAGCAACTGAATGTAGTGACCAAGCGCCTTAATTTCTACTTTTTTCAGTACAGCTTTACCAATACCGTTTTCTCCTTCGATCTTCACGCTTAGAAGATCATCAGCAGCCGTTATTGTTCGTGTCTCTGTCGTCTGACCGTTAACCCCTTCGTATGAAACATAAGCATCAACCTCTTTTATGGGCTGTTTTATGGCCGTTTTAAAGGCATTGCTGACGTTGTACATCAATCATACCTCCTTCTTGAAATTGGTATCAGATTGACTGTAACTTCTTTATACAGCCCTCTTTCTTTTTCGCCTTCAAGTAGTTCAATATCATAATCGCCTGAGTAATAACGGCCTGTAGTTGTTTCCTGGTTTCTTACATCAAACCAGGTTACGGTGAATGACGGTCTATCCAGCAACCACACAAGCTGAGAAGCTTCAGCCTGTGTTAGTCTTCTGGTAGTAATTGTTATCTTCGGAAAGATACCAATAAGTGTAGCATTTACTGTTCCTGCCATGTTTCTTTCGGCATCTTTCCAAAGTTTGTTTCTTCCAACCTTAAACTGTTTTATGTAAGGCAAATGCCGATCGTTGATAGTAATAAAATCACCAGTATATACACTCATACTAAAATCAGCTCCTCATCAGTTAAGTATTGTTTATCATTTATTCCGGAAATGATCTTATCAACGATAACGTCATCTCCTATCTGAATCACGATCCTCTGAGCATTGCTGTTCTGAGGGATCTTTTCAATCAGTGCATCCATCCATTCAGTGTTACGGTCTAATGGCAGCACTGCTTCTCTTCCTGCTTCACCAACCAAGGCAAGTGTTGCTCTGTCTATAGTTCCACCTTTTGCCAATCTTGGTATTCCAGGAATATAGAATCCCTTTCCTCCCACTACTGGTACCCATGATGGAATCTTTATCTTGTTTATTCCTCTGATAAAACCGTTAATTCCATCAATAATTTGATTGATTGGGATCTTGAATGCGTTTTTGATGCCGTTGAAAACTGAACTAAAGATATCGCTTATGCCTTGCCAAGCTTTCTTCCAATCACCTGTAAACACACCTGTTACAAAGTTTATAATGCCTTTCAGAATACCAAATATTGTTGATACAACATTTGATACACTGCTAAGAACGCTCCCAACTGCTTTGGATATAGATTGAGTAATAGAAGAAACTACTGGGCCTAACTTATCAATCAACCAATTCACTATTGGTAAAATGAACTTGTTGTATAGTTCAAGCGCTCCATTTACTGCTGCACCTATGAAGTCTCCAACTTCCTTGATCATATCTTTCAGATAGTCATTCCAAAGGTTTTCTATCATTTCTAAGGCCGGTTGTATAATTGGGTATACTATCTCATCCCAGATCTTCTGGAATAGAGCAATCGTTTTCGTTATAAACTCTCCAATATTATCGACAAGTGGTTTACCATGTTTGTTCCACAGATCCACCAGTATTTCTGTCAGATCATTCCATATTTTTGAAATAATCTCACAAGCTGGTGAAATGACATCCTGCCAGATGGAAGTAAATAATCCTGCTACTCCATTGATAATAGGTGTCCCCCATGTCTCTATGCCTGCCTTAATATCTGACCAATACTGAGTCCAGAATGTAACTAAGTTTTCTAGGCCACCAACAATGTCATCCTTTGTATTATTCCAAGTTAATCTCAGGTTATCCCAGATAGCTACAGACATTGTCGTAATGAAGTTGTATAGGAACTGCCATTTTGCTTTCACGGCATCCACATACGCCTGTACTGGAGCAGAGTTCCATATACCCATCATGACTTCTTTTACGGTACTGAGAGTTCCTATCATCTGTTGATAAATCTCATCCGCTGCACTTACTTTATCGGTTAACTCATCAAATGCGGACAGATCTATACCTGACAGATCTCCTAATCCAGCTGCTACCGAATCTGATTCAGATCCTCTACCTGACGAATTATCAGTAAGGACATTCATTTCATCAAAGCCTGCCAAGGACTTCATTGCCTTAGTTAGACCTTTAGTTGACTTTGTCGTATCGTCAATGCTATCTGCTGTGGATCCAGCACTGGCTCCTACGCTTGAAATAGCATTAGTTGTAGTTGATAGCTGTGTATTCAAAGTTTTACCGAATAATCCTGCTAACGCTGCTACAGCAGTCATTATGACTTTGGTGAATGCTACAACATACGGTACAACCTTATTTATTGCCGATGCTATTCCATTGAAAAAGGCAGCTATATTAGACTGCCCTATTGCATTCATTATATCTGCCAAGCCTCTTGTTATAGCCGTCTTGACGTTAGTCATTGCTGTCTGAACGCCTCCGGTTGAGTTCTTTGCCTGCTCCTCAAATGAAGAAAACCCGTTTACGCCCTCTTTATTGAGCTTTGTCAATTCAACCATAAACTGGTTCATTGATACAGCACCACTTCTCAGAGCTTCACCTAACTGATCGGCGCTTACATATCCCATTGAGATTGCTATCTGTTTCAGCTGTGCTGGCATTGCCTGCATTGCAGTACGCCATTCCATCATATCTGGCTTTCCCTTAGCATATGCCTGGCTTAGCTGTTCCAGGGCAGATGCCTGAGCTTGTGCTGAAGCTCCTCCTGCTAAGATTGCATTGTTCAGAGCTATGAACATTTCAGTTGACGCCTTCACATTACCGTTTGCACTGGTAAACCTCTGAACTGCCAATGCTGCATCATCCATTGTCGTTGGTAAACCTACCAGAGCTTCACTTAGCCTGGTTAAAGAAGCATTTGCATCATCAGAACTAACGCCAAGGTTTCCCATTGTCTTGGCATAGTTGTTCAATGTATCTAATCTGCTTATGGCATTATCAATATTTCCTACAATGTCTTTGTAGATCATCTGGCCAATAGCACATCTTCTTATGGTGTTCTGGAGGTTTTTGAACAGATCACCCATCTTACCAACATTGTTTTTTGTATCTTTCTGCCAATTCTTAAAATCCTTTTTAAGATTGTTTAGTTCTTGTCTAACATCATCTACATCCGCTGTTAGTTTGACATTAAGTTCATCTATTGTCGTTGCTGGCATTGATTATCTCACCTCCCCACGCCATAGTAAGAAGCCTTGCCTGTCTTTCCATTTCTTCATCAGTCTGAACTCTCTTGCTCTCATGCTTTCTGGAAAGATATGGCTCTTTTGGATAATTCTTAGGATCATTGAAAGCCCAGGTGATATATCTTCCCAGAAGATAGTTCAGGGAATCAGTTAATTTCAACTGGTATTCCATTTCTTCCTGCTTATCCTTTTGTTTTCTTACGTAAGCATTAACGTATTTTTCGTATTGCTTTGGAGTTAGACTCCAGAAATCTTTCAGAGATAAACCGATGTAAATAGCATCTTCTTCGGCTGATCTCCATCTATCTCCCCAGGTTAAAACTGATTGGCTTCCTGAATCAGATTCTCCTGCTGCTGTCTGAATGCTTTCACATCCATCTGTCTCGATAAAAAACCGGCATCCGCTAATGCCTCCATAACATCAAACACCAGGGTATTCTTATCGTTATTTTCATCCTCTAAGTATTCATCAATGAGCTTGAGTGCAACTGTTTTACTGCACCCTACTCTTCCATCATCATTAACACTGGCTTTCATAACAAATAAAGCCAGATTGCTCAATGTTGTATCAGTCACAATGTTTTCAATAGGCAGTTTATTCTTTGCCTGTTCAATTTCATCAACAATAGTAGCGTTAAATTTAAAGTTAATCTTCATGTTTTCCTTTCTAAAAAAGGGGTTAACTTAATAACCCCTTACACACTTGCTGTATATGTTGGTTTGCCAGACAGTTTTAATGTTGCATTGAACTCAACGTTGCCATCTACTGTTGCTTCGCCCATTTCAAATGCCTTGACGAATGCTGCAAACACCCATTTAGCTCCTGATGGATATGTTACTTCCCAGTTCTCTGTTGTCTTAGCCCATAACAGATCATACAGTGTTGTGATATTGGCTTCATCAGCTGTCTTCTTGATCAGTCCGCTGATTGCTAAATCACCAGGAGTGGTCTTTCCTGCTTCAAACTCATCTGCTCCATTAGGGCTGTCTAATGTGGTAATGTCTCTTTCTTCAACTTCAACACTGATACCTCCGATAGACAGAAGACTGCCGATTACTGTATCAGCTGCGTTGTTTTCACCTTTTAAGGTAAGAGAAGTACCCATTGCTCTTGCACTTGTTACAGCCATGCTAATTCCTCCTATTCCGTTTTATTGAATCTAGTGCTGATATGAACTAGCCCTGCATCGGTGTTAGGCACATCTGCACTGAATGTTAAAGTGTAATTGTTTGCTCTTAATAGTTCCTCTAACCTATCAAGAATACTGCTTGCTTCAGGGCCATCTTCGCTCCAGATACTGATCCATACATCTGTAAATTGGCTTGCTATCTGTCTGTCTAGCGTTAACTCTACATGACTGTCAGCAATGTAATATGTCAGTGCCGGTAATGTATTGAATACTGTCTGTGTGCTCTTGTATACTGGATAGCCCAGCGTGTCCAGAAGGCTCTTGATCTCTAATCTTGGATTTATCATTGACTGCCTCCCATTTTTTCTCTTATTGCCTGCTTAATACCATCTTGAAGTATCTGATCAACCTTTTTTCTGTTCTGGTGTAATGCCGGATACATAAACGGTTGAGCCTTTTGACCTTTTGTATGAATAAATTCTTCTGGATGCATCGGGTTAGGGAAAGACCATCCTTTGTCTTTATAGGAAAGTGTTATTCCTTCAGGTTGATAAGGATATGTACCGTTTCCTTTTACACCAGTGCCAAACTCAACATATGGAGCATATTCCGTAGCTGTAAATACAGTTCCGGTTATTTTCTTTCCTTCTGTTTCAACTCTGGTGTGAATACTCTCCCTTAACTGACCTGAAATAGCACCAATAGCCCTGGAGAACTCACTTGCTACAGGTGCCAGCTCCTTTGCCTGGCCTTCCACGAACAATGTAGCCTTATTT